TAGACCACTCCACGGCCTCGGTAAAAACTATTAATTTCTTAATCGCAATCAATGCCACAACACGGTTCACCTGACTACCGGCCACCTTAAAGGTAACGGAGTCATCATCCTGCAACGGCGTCGATATGGTAAAATTTTTAAAGCTTCCGGACTTTGAACCATACACCGTTTCCGGATTATTGTTTGATCCGGCAAATATATGCCGCTGCTGATAATACCCTGAACAGGCCGGAAAATTACCGGCCCCCGCAAATGGATTCCTAGAAGTTGGCGGAACATCAGCAAAATTTGGAAGTATTCCCGTATCCACGAATGAAGAACCGGATGACAGGCCAACGAACCCATACACCCCGTTCAATGACCGGTATACCGCATACTGCACAGCCCCTGTAACGTTTGTCCATGTGACGGTGACCGGTGTTACCGGTGCTGGTACTACCAAATTGGCTTGCGAAGCCGTGGTTGGTAAAGATTCCTCATACGTCTCATTTTTAATGGCCGTGACTGCATATGATAAAGTGACCGCACCCGCCGTTCCCGCAATGCCCACTCCGGTCGGTGAAGCAATAGTCGGTGCGAATGTCACAAGTGATAAAGTCCATCTTTTATCACCAAATCGTGCCAGTTCACGGGTATCATATAATGGATGATTTACGGTAACTACGTCCGCCGATTGATCAATTCGTATATCCTGCAAATCGGCCTCAACATACGGCGTGGGAATTTCATAAATATTTCCGGTCAACGCATACCAATAAGTAGCGTTGGGCGGTTGCTGATTGATATGTGCTAAAATGCAATAATACCGAATACTCAAACGGGTGACCAGATCACCGATCACATAATTTGTCACCCCGCTCCATGCCGGAGCATCAGTATCGGTAACTAACACCTGCGCAGCCAATTTGATGATACGCATATATAAATTACCAAACTCCAGAGCATAGGTCTGTCCTAATTTGGCACTAAACACAAACTTAATTAACTTTACCCGTTTTGATGAATCCTTAACTTCGGTAGTGAATCTAGTTCCTGTTCTATTTGACACCCCGCCATGGCGCTGCACTACAAAATTGCGACATTGGCGCAATCCAGTTTGATACTTCACAACATCGGCACGCGCATATAGGGCCGGAGTAAGCTCCCCACCGGCAAATGACCGTTGGATGATATCGCTCATGACCTCGCCCTGATGAATTCGGAATCCGGATCCTTGTCCTTTTGCATCTGATTGGCGGCAGCATTCGTAGCTTCAATGATCACATCCATATATTTCTTCTCGGCATACTCAACCATTTTGGCCTTATCGCCGCCAGTGAGTCCCAGCGCAATGTGCCATCCCAATTTCCACGCAAACGCGTTCACAAATAATGGGTCAAACAGACCGGAATTAGTTACAATTGACGTTATTTCAACGTTAGCCTCTTCCTGATCAGTGTATATTAGCTTGCCCTGCGCGTCCACTCCCAAGGTAAATGGAATACGTATCGGAGATGCACCTTGCAGCTGGTCAGTGACCACGAATGGATCAAAACCCACCCCGATATCCAATCGCCCCCACGGATTTAAAATTTTTCGAACCGTAACACAATTGGGCGGATACCGATATGCGAACTTCCATTCAGTCACCGGATTTTTGGTCACCAGCGCCAAAGCGACATAGGCCGTGGCAAACGGCCACGGAAACGCAGCCAACACCTCATCCCGCGTCTGCTCATACCACCTGTTACATGCCCGCGCCTCATTGCTCTTCTCATCCAAGGACGCGATCGTTTGCTGCACTCCCACATTGGACAGGGCCAGATTACAAATTCCAACGATGGATTGAGACATTCTTACCCCCCGTACAATTTCTTACCGATGGCGTTCATGTTTATATTACGCCTTTGGCCGGGTTCACGATACCCATGTTTAAAAGCAGCGTATCCTTGGGCTGCAGCCTTTTTCCTATTCTTATATACTTTACCGCGCCGCCCCCATTTATACCCGCCCTTAACTTTACGTACCGGCATTTTAGCCTCCGTTCAAGTCAACGATCTTCATCCACGACCCGATTTCCTTTTCATTCTTCACTTGAAACCTGTTGCCCGGTTGACGTAAGACATCACCATAATAGCCCAAAGCCGTAGCCTCCACCGTAATTCCCTCTACCGGCACGTATGGCTTATGGTCTTGAACAATCACCTTTCCTTCATCTCCCACCTTCTTTACCTTTGGCATGACATTCTCCTAAAAAACTCCCGGCCACCGCAGCCGGGAATGTGTGTCAATTAAACTATGAATCCGGATTAACTTACGGTGTATCCGGACGCATAATGATCAGGCTTCATTTCCGCCATTGACCTCGGTTGCACAAATGCGGTCACGGTAATAAGCGGCGTAGTGCCAGCGAGAACGTAATTGAGCCTGAGGTAGCGCTCTTTTAGTTCAGTCACCGGGATCGGGATTTCCACCGTATCGCCAGCGAGAAGTAGACCTGCGGCAACCTTTCTGGATTCAACGACGGTCGGCGTACCAAACGCCACGTCATCATCAGTTTGCAAGTCAAATTGATACGTCTCGTCAGTGGTAGTGAAATCCGCCGCAACGTTCACATGCACCTTAACCACCAATGGTTCGCCTTTCCCAATGTTACGGGCAATAGACAAATCAACGATGTTTGTAGACGCAGCGGTTACCGTTAAAGCTTGTGCATCCGACAAGCGGAGGAATGAGTCATCAAACATGTTTATCTCCTGTAATGGTGCCGATGCCCTAGGCTACTAAGGCTTCGGTCAACAACAGTTGATCAACGATGCGGACGGGAACGCCACGGAAACTCATCACTTGCTTCCCGTCAACTTCCTCATATCGCATCCCCGCTGCGGCTACAGTATTGAAGCGCTGAATATCCAGCATCTCCGCCACCGTCCGGTTCATGTAGAACACCGGGCGTCCAAGCCTTAATGATGGCGGACGATACAACGCACGAATCATAAACTTAATAAGATTCGCCGCGCTGGCCTCGCCAACCAAGTTGGACACATCAATGTTACAGATACGAACCGCATACCGCCAATCACGAACAGCAATTCCTACTTTCCACTGCCAGTGATCACGGTAAGCCCGCATCCGAGCGCCACCAATGCCGTTGGCGTTCTCCACCGTCACCAAGCCAAGGTCTTCATGCATGATACCGGCTTTGCTTGCTTTCGGGAAGATGCCGTGCACCGTATTCGCCCCCCAAAGAACCAGCCAAATCGATGTATTATCCGTACCAACGCCACCAGCCTTGATAACGTTTTGACCGTTACCTGCCGTGCTTAACGAATAGCGAACCGACAACCCGGTAAATTGCTCCGGAAGTACGCCAGCATTGCCATAAAGCAATGCCTGACACATGGTTTGGTTCATCGCTTCAAGGAACGATTGCGCTTCTGACAAACGAAATTGGCTGGTATTGCCGTTCAGTTCGGCCAAATCCTTATCGACCTCGCTGTACGATTCCAGCATTCCGCATTGCTCATCGATCTGGGCAGTTGTAGACTTTGATGGCGTAATCCCACTGTTCAACAGACGCCATGCGGCAGTCGGCAAGCCAGTCCTAACCGTGGTACGATGACCGGTAGGTAAGTTGCCTTCCATAAACATCAAATCTTGCAAGATGTCATTGGTTTGAGACAACAATTCCACCACCGCCGGAACCCGACCATCAGGATCAAGCCTTTTTGCCCAATCGATAAGAGTTGCCACATTGGGCGTTAATGTCGCGCCCACTACGAAATACTGCAGATCAGATGGATCGCCCCATATAAGCGATGATACGAAGGCTAGAGCCATCAATACCAGCAGAAATCCCGTATTTTTAAAAATTTGCATGGGTTTCTCCTATGCTGTTAATAAAAGCTACTATGACTGTTGCGATACAGATTCACCGTACAGGATTTCAGCGTGATCTTTCTTAACCTTACCTGTATCCTGTGAACCCGGAGGAATAAGATCATCCTCCTTCATCGTTTTGCCAATGCGCACAAAGATTCGCACTAATTCAGGGTGATTTCCATAGCCGGTGGTCTTGAGAAGTTTTTTAAGCTCCTCAGAACCAAACCGTTGAATGACTTTTTTGGCTAACTCCGCATTGGCATTTGCTTCAACGCCGCCGATTTCCTTGTCATCAACCACTTGCCCCACCCATCTGTCAGTGGCCTCTTTATACGCCACAACCTTATCACCCCAAAACGCGTTGACCTCAGCGTTCGTAGTTTCCAGCAACTTTTGCGCTGACTCATTGCTCAAACCCAATTCACGCGCTTTAACTGACACACGCTCAATGGCCTGCGCATCAAGTTTAGCATCCGCCGGTAACTTGAGATCATACTTGTCCGGGGGCAATTTACCTTTGGCTTCCGCCTCAGCCTTCGCTTTTGCTTCCGCCTCAGTCTTCACTTTCCCCTCGGCCTCGGATTTACCCTTAGCCTCCAGTTCAGCTTTTACCTTAGCATCCGCCTCTGCCTTCGCTTTCGCTTCTGCCCCTGCCTTTAATTCTACCTCTGCTAAAGCAGCCGCTTCTACCTTGGCCGCTGCCTCTGCTGCTTTCGCTTCGGGTGTATCCTGCGCGTCAGCATTACCCATTTTCAGACTCCACTTTTAATGCCTCCTGTAACATTTGTATGAAGGCAGTTGGTTGGGCTTCCAAAATTTCAGCGAGATACCAATGCCCAATGTCTTGCTGTCCCGCTTTATAATGAATCTCAGCAGACGGATGCCAGACGGACTTCAACAATCCGCACTGATTCAGCACCCTCCACGCAAATCTTCTTCCTTCCGGCATGGCCATCATCACGGCTATGTCGCTCAATTCCCTAAACCGACGCTTTTCAATAACATCTCCGGCACTCTTAACCTGTTCCGGATCACCGGCGTTTCGTACCAATGGCTTAACCATTATCGCATTCTCCGTTTTCGCATGCGTGTTATCCAATCAGTTACTGCTGTCCCAGCACCGCCAACAATCACATTTTGCGCCAAATCTGCCTCCGTCACTTGGCCAATGGTCTTGGTCTTCCTACTGGTCATAACCTGCGCCAAATCTGCCTCCGTCACTTGACCAATGGTCTTGGTCTTCCTGCTAGTCATACCTTGTGCTAAATCAGTTTCTGAAATCTGACCGATGGTCTTGGTCTTCCTACTGGTCATGACTTGGGACAAATCAGTCTCAAATACCTGACCCACGGCACGAATTTTCACTCGCGTTATGGCCTGTGCTAAATCAGTCTCCATAATTTGCCCCAACGTCTTAAGCTTAGAGTGCGCCATAGCTTGCGCTAAATCAGTCTCCGTTACCTGATTTACTGCTATAGTTTGACCAGCCCCTCCTACGGTTAAATCACCAAAAAACTGTGCTACACGCCATGACCTTGGAGTAAAGTAAATAACCTCTATATCTGTTCCTTGTGTTACTTCCGAATTTGCATTATCTTCCCCCCAATAATCATATAACGCAAGCATGGGACTAAGCGGTACGGCATGTGTTGAAAATCGAGCCGCCGAATCCATAGACCTTTCCTCAGGCTGACAATAATAATTCGCTGGATTTGTACACGCGCCTATACCATTACCAGATGAAGTTACATCATTAGAACCGCCTTCCTCACCCGGAAAAAGTTGAGTAAGACGGCCACCACCTGCAAGTCGTATTATTGGCATATTATATTGATTCCTCAGACCATTCAAAACTTATTTCTGAGGCTGGCCAAATCTGTGCTTCTACCTGTGACAATGCCAAACCCGTACCGGGTGGAATACAAAAACCTTTTCCCCTAAAAGTATGAAAATTCCCAGCGGAGTCCAAAACATACGGACGAATCGGCACAATCTCAGAAGCATCCATAGTTGGTTGTACTGTAAAAGCAGCAACATCAAGCAATGCGCCTGATGGCGGTGCTATAGCACGTTCAGCATGGTTATCAATATCAGATGTGTGCGTAGAACCCGGCGTTCCTCTAGCCGTGCTGCGACGAAATCGAGCCGCTTGCGCTGCACCAGCCGTAATTTTAAATAACCCAAAACGTTTGCAATAAATCCGAATCGTCGAGTGTGGATTCCACAACTGACATATAACATGGTCAGCCGTTGCCGCTGTCGCAACCGTTCGACGACGCCCATTATACACTTTACCAATCCTCCAACCAACTAAAACCAATTTCGGAAATAGGCCACGCTGTTGCTGCTACTTGTACAAGCCCAATTCCTGTACCGGGTGGAAGAATAATACCACCCGGAATTGGATACACAAGGCCTGATGCAGCTTGCGCGGCAGCTGTCCAACCGGGGGGAATATCTGATGCATCGAACGTCGGTTGCCCGGTAAAGGCGGCCAAATCCAATAAGACACCTGATGGCGGTGCTATAGCACGTTCAGAATGATGATCAATGTCTGGTGTTACCGTAGAACCCGGCGTTCCACGTGTCGTCGAGCGACGCAATCGAAAAGAATCTCCAGCAATACCAGCAGCGGTCTTAAATACTAAGAAACTAAGAACCTTAATACGTTGCGTACTGTGCGGATTCCAAAAGTTACAAATAGCATGGTCAGCCGTTGCTGCTGTCGCAGCCGTCCTTCCTCGAACATGATATGACATATTTTATACCCTTTAAGATGCCCTATAAAATCCGGCAGCAGCAATTTGCGCAGTTATATCCGAGCCATCGGGCGTAACCACAAAGTCATGTAACGTCAATGGCACGATATTCGCCATTACTTGCGTCCCCGCAAAATCATACCCTGTCACCAAATCATTCCATCCATCACCAGCAGCCACGCCCGTCCACGTCTGATCAGGAATGTCCAAGTCCACGCGGTCATTTGCTTGGTCCGGGGCGAAGGCCACGATGTCCACGTCACCCAATACTTTCTTGGCATACCCACCATTAGTCACCTCATTCGTCGTGCCCAACACCACATCAGCGAACGTAACTTTATCCTTCAACACGGCATCCGTTTCAATTCCTACCGTAGCAAGAATCATGATGTCAAGCGTAGCCGCTGCCGGATCATTAAGGTCCACCCGGTTATAAAGTTCAGCAACCCGACCAAGCGCTATGTTGAACACCTGATTGGCCATGTTATTTCCCCCTCACACAATCATAATAATTGATGCGCTCATACCCGGATGGATTGCTCTCATCAGGGGATTTTTTGTCTTTGTGCTTTTCCGCCACATGCGCTTTTCCAGTAATACTGTCACCAACGTCAAGACCACAATGGCAACAGTAATAACCCGGTGTTCGAACAATTTTATACTTAATTGGCACTCCCCCAACACCTACTATACCATCAAGTATCACAATATTACCAGAATCCATAGACATCCAACCTTGTTGTACAGCATTATCAACAAGGTTTGTAGAAAATCGCTGTTTCTTTCCGGCATGCAATATTCGAACTCCAACAATTCTGCTATTGGAGGTTAAATCAGCATATAGCCGTTTAAGTAGCATTTAGGCCACCTTCTTCCGGATATCGGCCAATTGCTCCTTCAAATCGGCCAAGATTTTTTTAGCATGGGTTATCGATTGATTCGTATTGACCAATTCCTGCTGTGCCACGCTCACTTGATTATCGATATCGGCTTTTTTATTATATACCCCGGTCAAGATTTTCTTGCCTTCGGCCTGACCATTGACCACTATCCCAGAAGCACGATCCATGGCCTCTTTTACCAACGAATCAGCCTCCGAAGTGGCATCACTAACCATTTTTTGCGCCTTTTCATTAGCTTCTTTTACAAGAACTATAGCCGCAGCATGCTCTTCCTTGGCTTTATTTACCATGGCCACATTCATGGTATGAGCAGATTTCGCCTCATTAGCCGCCTGCTGCAATGATCCAACCTTATCCAATTCGTCGGCCAATTCGATAATTCCTTTAAACTGTTCAGCGATACGCCGGATATCACCAACAGCTTTATTAAATGCTGACATATTGCCCCCGTTAAAATGGCCTGCGTGATAAAACTAATCTTGCTGTTAAATTGGTGGTGCCATCACCCGCTGTCACGCGCGGCCTTGCCCAATTCGTAATTTCCAAAATCTGTTCCAATCCAGCGGCGGTTTTGGAAATCAACGTATGCGTGGGATCCCGCAATCCAAAAAATGTGCCAGCATTCGTAACATCATTCGATCCTTCCGGTATAATGGTTCCGCCAACACCAAAAGTGCCATCGAATTGAATGCTCCGGTCACCCGCACCCGTCAACGACACAGGATCGCCCGTGTCACCGTTTAACAAACCTGACCATATGATGACGTATCCATTCTCACCAAACGTGTCCAATCTAGTTATTACTGCTACTTTTACCGCCATGTCATCCTCCTACGCTTTGTTGTGCACCAACCATACGAGTAAGGGCATTGTCCCCGCTCATATCCGCCTGTGATAAAGTAGCCGCGCCCTTGGCCACAGTCTCCAACTGTTTCATTCTAGATGCCTGCTGCTCCTGTTGCGCTCGTTCCCGACGAATCAATGCCACCTCATCCGCCGACCTGATGATCTTAGGCATGACACCATTCATATCCCCATATTCATTAATTGCCTCATCCGTATCCATCTTATCCATAGCGGATGGAACCAACGCAGCTAAGCTACCTATATATCTAGAAAAATTATTCATTCCGCCAATGCCGATCATTTTCTGTGCTTGCGCCAGAATCGATACATATTCAATCTTAAGCGGCATCAATTGCAGTTCTGATGGAATTGGCGGTAACTCATCTTCCTCCACCAATACCTGAAATGCCCAATCGATAAGCGGGTCTAAAAGTTCGTCGTTATCCCGCTCCAGCGTCGGCCCAAGCATTATCAATTTCTCTTCATGACGCTCATCGATCTCCCGTGCCGTGATCTCGCGCCGGTCCGACATTGCCAACATCATAAACAAATCTTCAAAAAAAGCGCGCGATATCCGCCGCTCATGTTCATTGATGTTGCCGGACAATTCTTTAACCTTCGGATCCACTTCAAACACCGGCTTAAAAGTCTGCTGCCCCTCACGAACGTCAACGTACGTTATATCAGCGGGTAAGATGGATGCCTTAGCGGTCTTTAAACTTGACGGCCCCATCATAGGTGGACGCACCATCTTTTCGATGGCTTCGGCTTTACGCTTCTCCATCAATTGCAAAGATTTAATATCCCCTAACGCCGTCATTCCGGGACAATCCGTTCCGTATACGTCTCCAAAAGTTGCATCCCATCGGGGAGCAACCACCGGAAAAATATCAAAACCGGATTCCCGCAAAAATTTGTCTTTTTCATTGCTCTGATCTTCATAATAACAGGACGCATATTTCTTGAACCGCGATGCCGAATAATTTGCATCCCAATCTTGATTTGCCGTAACTACATGCACCACATGCACATCGGCATCCAAATTTTCATTACTATACATATCCTTCACAGTCTTTGACACATTGTTCCACCTACGGGACGGCAAATCATTAAAGTCCACGAATTGTCGTACCACCTGTCGCACCGTCATTGGGACTTCCCTCACATACGTATCCACCACTCCCCTATCATTCATGGCTAGATAATATGAACCGAGAGGCGGCACATAAAACCGCATCATCTGTTCGGTGTCCTTTGTCATGACCATCGATGCCGTGGCAAACAACCCCTGATCACCGTACACCATCGGCAAAGCATTATAAAGATTTGACCGCAAAAACACGGTCCGTATGCGCTCGGTAACCTCATACAGCCACCGTTTCACTCGCGGAAATTCATTGAGATCATTGTATGGAGTCAATAACCGGAACCACGGCCTTACCGGTGATGAAATCCCGGCATGCATCCCTGACCGTAGAGTGCGCAGCGCCATCGTAGCACTGGAATTGATAATTTTTAAATTCCTTTTATCACCTTTGTTCTTGTCAGTCCACGTGAACCGATAACGGCGCGGCATGACGTAATCCGCCAAGTCACGATGATGTGACATAAAGGTACTGTACTCTGTCCGCAACACCGTGGTCAGACGGTCATATCTCTGACGCTTATTTTCAGACGGTGCGGTGTTGATGTACGTATCAACCATTACAACCCCAATAATTGCTTACCAGCTTGCGGTCCGCCCCCGACATCGTTCACCACCCCAAGCGGTGATGTCAAGATCGTATCGCCGCGCCCCGTAGCGGCGGCGGCAAGTTGCCGCTGCCTTCTCCGCGCCTTTTCATCAGCAGCACCCTTATCGGAAGACGGCGTAGTATCGGTTATCCCCGGCATTCCAGGAATTTCGGGTTGTCTGATTTCGGAACCATCACCGCCCACCAACCCACTAACGGTTGAAGCTACCGATGCTGCTGCCACTATCGCTATCGCTGTGCATGCCATGTCAGAACCTCTTTTGCCAAAGTAAATCCCCAAGTTCATACCCACGCCTCTGTAAAATTTTACCGAGAGCCGGATGCGCCGCTTTAACATGATAGATGATTAAATTTCGCTTATCTTCTTTCACCAATCTCTCATCACAATAATCTATCAGGTCATTCCCGATGTGCGATTGCCTATGATCCTTATGCACAAAGACTATATCGCACATGGCAATCGGTATGCTATAATGAATGTGCGGGTGTATGAAGTACCATGAATAACCGATAAGCTTCCCGTTCATCCGCACCGTATAACAGCGCAATGCATCATTCCTTTCAATGGATTCATACAAATCATACATGGGCTTTAATGGAACGTCCGGGAACGACGTAATTTCAGCACGATGCAATTCGTTCAATGGCGTAATCTCATCCCACAAATCCCAACACCGCTCCCTCTGATAATAGATACCGCGCATATCGCGCAATGCCGGTGATTCAACGTCTATGATGAGATGAATCCGCTCACGTTCACTATAATTCTCAACCCAATGCGGGCGTTTATGATTAAACCACCACAATTCACCGGGATGCATGTAAACGTCATCGCCGTCCACACTGAACCTGTTCCCCTCATCTGACTGCAACGGTACATGAAGGCGGTCATAGCGATCGGCATATGATCCCTCATTGATGTGAATGGGAATCCTACCTCCAGGCTTAAGGCTCACGATCATCACACGCCCTATAGAAACATCGCCAATATACCTAAGCACATTTTCAAACACCGGCCATGCCCCCTGCCATAACTTCTCAGCTGCGGGATAATCCACCGCCTCAAGATCATTCATGGCGGCTTCCACCGTTAAATCCTTGCACCAACGCAATAAAATCGATTTGGTGTCGGTATGCGGCGATCCAGCCACGGTCTGCCGCTCCGTGATCTCATCCCACAATTCAGGCCGCTCCTTCACTTGCTGCAACAATTGCGCCACCGGTAAATCGGTAGCGAATCGATGAAACTTATGTTGTACGTCCGTCTGTAATTCCAATGGAGCATTCATCCCACCGGCCCCCCCATACGGCCTTCATCAAACGGGTCATAATCCGCCTTCAAACGCGACGCGGCCTGCCCTGTGATCCGCGCCAACTGATCCGTAACTTCCATCACCTGAACGGGGGATGCAAAGGTAAGGCAATACGCGTCCCAGATGTCTGGTGATATCCCGATCAAATCCTTCATCAAATCCTTATCCACGATCTGCAGCCTGTTTTGATTGAAGTGATAAGTAGCCGAAGTCGCTTCCTTAACGATTTCCGGAAGCCCCTCAGGTAAGGTTCCCCCGCGCTTAATATACTCCGCCGCTTCAAAGTACATCTCCGCCCGTTTGTTCATATAGCGTGGATTATATGCCCTTGATGAAGAATTTACCGGGGACACCGGATACCCCAACTTCATCAAAACGTCGATCACTCCCGCACCCCATCCCCCGGTATCGTCCACAAAGATATGATCACCCGCCCAATCATCAAATTTCCGCGCCACATGACCGGCGATTTGTTCAGTGTTTTGACTGCGCAGTATGATCGGCTTTTCCTTAGCCCACAACCCCTGCCGTGGAAAGATCACAGTGCGCGAATCCCCGTATCGCGCCACATCCACCCCCAACACCTTTGCGGCAAAGCAATACATGTGCACGTCCAGCTTCCGAGCAATGGCCTTTTGCATTTCGTCCGGGCCTAATAGCGCGTTGATCGAGGTCGGTGGAAATTCCCCAAATACGTTGACCATCACCCACGGGTTATCTCTTCCATACTTCGTGATCTGATCACGCGCCCATTGAAGTGACACTCGCGGGCTGCGATTCGGGTTGTCCGGGTCACCGTTCGCCGTAAAGATCGCCCATATGTCCGCTTCACTGGTGCATGCCCGGTACAGCGGTCCCTCAAGATGCGTTGGATTTCCCGCCTGTATGATCCGTGATTCTATACCAGTTGCCAGTCCCGCTTCAGCGGTAGCCATCACCGCATCAGGTATACCTCCGCTTTCATCCAAGACGAATAGCGTATAATCCGAATGAAACCCCGCAAGGGTATTTGCCTGCTGCGATGGATCCGCAGACTTGCTCCACGCCCGCGCTGACATGAACCACGTTTCCGGATGATCTTTTGAAAATATCCGGGTCTTAGTCCATTCGAACGCGCTGTTAAGAAATTTAGATTGCGCCTTCCACTTCGCCATCTCCGCCCATAGGTTATCCTGCAGGTTATCCGACGACACACTAGTGGCCGCTATCTTCGGATGCAGCCTCGTTGCCAAAAAGTTCCACGCACACCACGCCTCCACTGCGGTCTTTCCCGGCCCCTTTGAGGCCTTCATTCCAATACGTTGATTGCGTGGATCCTCGAACTTAGTGTCTCCGAACGCGGCCAACACTTCCATCTGCATGGGGTCCGGCTCCGCGTGCAATTCCTGCCGCACGAACTCAATGGGATTCGCACGCCAGAATCGAAGCCTCTCCGCAGCCCGACGCTTATCGGGGCTTATGAATCCCAAGTCCATCGTTTCCTATCCAATTTAATGATCCTCCCATATCCAATGCCTTCGCCACCACCGCAGTCGGCGTGGCCAATGTCCTTTTTAATTGCAACACGTGAATCACGTATTCCGCGCACTCCCAATACTTCCCCCCACCGATCTTTATTAAGTTGAAATAAGCCATCACTGCCCGAATCTTGGAGTATGGAGCACCCACCTGTTCCAATGCCCGCTTCTCCATGTCCCCGGTCCAACGCATCTCTAGGGGCATCCAATAAAAGGGAACGCAACGCGATAGGGGAAAGATTCGCACCCCGGCAGAAACCGCCTCTAACACAAAAAGACGACCTCCAACCGGCCATGCGATTCCCACATGGGAATACTCGCTTCGCGTAAACATGCGCACCATCTGCACCTGGAAATCGTACCACGATCCCCATTTTCTATGCGTCCACGCTAACAAATCCCCGGCCCGCATTTTTGATCGAGCCTTTTCATATTTCACGAAGCGGGCTTAAACCACTTATGCACCAGCCATGCCATTATTCCCGATAGCGCTCCGGACAGAACTGTCGGGTCAGCAAACCCCGCCAAACCCGGTGGGAAAGCAATGCCCAGCTTGGACGATGCTATCGTGAATAAATATGCCACCACCACGACGACTACTTGCTTTATCACGCCCGGTAACTTATCAATGAGCGCGTTCAGCTTAGCTACTTGCACCACTAGATACGTTGCCGCCGCCGGAACGATCACCGCTATCAATGCCGCTATAAGGCTCTCCATACGTTTCTCCTTTCGTTGTTAAAAACGTTACCGAACCGTCGGTTATGCACCATATAAAGTCGATGCCGCGTCTTTCCCCGATATCGTTGCTTCCATGTCCGTTATCTGCAGGCACACATGCTTATCGATTCCTTGTTTGTCCTGTGACATCGATATGTTCTGCACTACTGCCAATGCCTTGATTGATACTTTCGCACCGGGCTTGGGTGTTCCAAGCTTTAATGCATTCACCTGTTCCTTCTCAAGATGAATCATCAGCCCATACCCATACTCGATGTCAGCGGCCACTTCGGACTTTGATGCCGTCTCCTTCTTACTTAATTTCATGCTAACCATATTATGTTCCACTTTATGCCCCCTATGGTTGCTTCAATGACGCGCCCACCAACGCTTCCAGAGACAATGAACCCGACACATCAATCTTATCCGAAAACATCTTAACATGCTTGCCCAAAAGCTCCATCGCCCGCAATGGATCCGTCAGCTGTAGCTTCTTGGTCACGTGCCCCTCATCATTAATCTGGGTCTCTATCGTCTTTAAAGCCCTGCGCACGTCCGTAGGCCACTCATCCATCGGCAACAGCTGACCGCCTTTATAACACATCGACAAGTCCGCGTCCGAGATTGTAAACAACCTGCCAAGGACGTGCTCCGTATAATACATCCCCCGCGCCTCAAGCGCCAGAGCATACTTTTCCAACCTCGCCGGGATTGTTGCATCATGAACCCACGCATGTAATTCGGAAAATCTCACATCCCATGCACGTGATATGTCCACCAATGTCCTGCCTTCAGAGATTGATTCACAGATAAAATTTATGGCCTCAGGTTCTGCAACAATGGCCAAGAAGCGCTCGGAACGTTGCCGCGACTGCCGCTTCGCGTCCGACGGCTTAAGTATAGCTGGTATATTCACACCATTCAGGCCGCCCAATTAATTACCCCTATAAATTAAAAAAGAATTGTCCAATCAATGTAATAAGATATCCTATCACCCAAAAGCAGACGAGAAATAAAAGGCAACAGGCACAAAACTTTAATCGTTGGAAAATGGACATTGGGCCATGGACGTAGGACATATACCCATCACGGATCGCGGATGATTGGCCCCCGGTATCGTTTCCCGGAGAAAGCCCAGTGTCGGAGGACCCGCGCATAAAGCCAGCAGTAAACCAACCACGCCCAACTTTCCTGCTTCCTTGCCCTTCGTCCACCGCCTGCCACGCTTTATCCATCTGCTTTCCCCCACAACCACAGCACCACCAACGAGGCTCCATGGTAGCACACACACGAACACGATGTCAACAGCTTTGGATGTTCTGTTCCGGTGTTCTGGTTCCCCGCTCGAGCTCGCTCGTTATGTAACACCCGACCTCGCGTACAACCAGAACATTGGGGCACCTCTCTTTTCTCTCTCCGGGCGTCGGGGTGTTTTGTGAGGTGTTCTGGTAGTGTTCTGGTTGCCCCAGTCCTTTCGACCCTTTTTGGGGGGATCCAAACGTTTC